CTCTAGCTGCCTGTAGTGGTCGCTTCCTACTCTTTGTAGAAAGCGAACCATCAGGAAATCCTAGAACTCTAGTTGTAAGGCTGCATATACATTTAAAGTTAAATTCTTCAGTCATCTTAAAAAGGAGAATCTTCTTCAGCAGCATCAGATACAGCAGACTGCTCTATATTACTTGTATTTGAAAAGTGGTAACCATCTATTGAATTGTAATACCTTCCTTTGAATTCCCTTGAATATACATTGCATAAAATTGTTAAATGCATTCCAACCTCTAAAGATACCAAGTCCTTTACCTTGTCTCCGAAAGCACTTACGCAAACTTCATTATTGAAATCTCCTCCGTTGTCTAAGACTATAGACTGTTTCTGCCACTCTTTTCCCGCTTTACTTATTCCTGATTCAACATCAAGTTTCTTTACTAGTATTCCTTTTACTTCCATTTTTATTGTGCCTGTTTTTTCAGGTCTTTATTAATTAAATTATTACCCTTGAATCATTATCCCTAATGTTTCGGATTGTTTTTTAGTCATTTTATAGTTACCCATCTTTCTTTTAACAACATCTCCTTTACCTGTATTTATCGCTTCTAACATTGCGTTGTAAATATCAGTAGTCATTGTAGGTTTTACAGGCTCATTCACTTTATTACTATCAGCATCTTTTGTATCATCTAATAAGAATAGGTTACCAAGTGCATATTTTTTAGCGTAAGAACTACTTGAACCAAATGACTGTGCAATGTCCATTCCTTTTCTTTCAGGGTTTATTCCTGCTTGAGCTTCTACAAAGATAGTTTTTTCTCCATCTGAAATTGATACTTTAGAATTTAAAACTAAGTAACCTGCAATCTCTTGAGTTGTTTCTGTTATCGTTAAGTAACAGTTGTATTTCTTTAAAAGGGGTTTAACGGCTTCTAAGATGTCTTCTGCACTTCTGTACTTATACTTACCAAAACTGTTAAATTGGTTCTTAGGTGCTTTTAATTCGCTTTGTATGGCTATTAAATAGTCTTCTTTTTGTTCTGTTTTCATATTGATTTATTTTTGTTTATAATTCTGTGCAAAGTTAAAAATTTATTTTACTTAAAAGTTCTGTATGATAAAAGAATCTGAACCAACTTCAATTAATTGAGTGTAATCCCTTATTGAATCTTTATCAGGATATGTTTCTGAATCATAATTTTGATGGAACTCTCCCAAGTCTTCATATTCTGTGTATTCACAACATAAAGCTATAGGGTCAAATTCAATTTCCGTACCACAATCTTCCTCATATTGTACTAGATAATCAAATAGTGATGTTAAACCCGTGTAACTAAAGTTGTTTGGTCTGTGTGTTTCAAACCATCTATTGAACGTGTAAATGTCTATTGTGTCTTTCATATTATTTTTTATTTATGTATTTAACTAATTGTTGTTTGATGTAGAATAATTGTTCGGTATCAATCCATTCTAAGAAGTTATAAGAATCAAAGCAGATTTGGAAATCTTTTCCCCATTCATCTGTACCTCTTAAATATACTTCATTTTCGTGTGCTTGGAATGTATTAATATCATTCATTCTTTTGTGTATTATTTCAGGTAAGGGTTCATCTTCATCTATTTTATCCATTTGTTTTTGTCTTTCGTGAAATTGTCTGATTTCTTTATCTGCTTCTTCATCTGTATAATCTCTTTGTTCTATTGGCATTATCTTGTTCTTAAAATTAATGCTTTTCTACCCTTTTGGTTATAAAGCTTATTGTATATTTCTAACTTATCTATTACCGCTTGATTCTGTTCTTCTGTGATATTTAATATATCATTCCAATAAGAGCCTTTTGGTTCTACTTTATAGTTATAAACTTCATCAAGCATAAGTCCATTACTTTTTTGGTATTCAACACCAGCTCTATCTATTTGTTTTTGTGTGCCATAAATTCTAATAGCTGTTTCATCTCCGACTAAGTCATTATCCATAACAAATAAAGTTTTATTAAATACTGATTTATTATAAAACCCATTTGATTGGTAATAGAAATCTTGACAAATTAAATTCAAAGTATTGTATTCTAAATATTCTGCGTCTTGTATTGTCATCTTAAAATCTTTTTGAGTTATCCTGCGAATTATAGTAAGTTGTTTTTACCTTGATAAATAAATCCCTTATAGTTTCAAAAGATAAGGATTGCATTCCATCTTCAGTTAATACCGTATTATCAGGTAAAAGTACAGGCTGATTAGATTGAACGTCTAGTAGGCTTATTATAGCCTCCTGTTTAGTTGTTGCTTCTTTCATTTTGAATTCCATTATCTTAAGTTAAAAAAAAGTTCTATTAAGGTAAGGGTACCTAATAGTATATATAGGCAGCCGAAAAGCCCTGCCATTCCTAAAAGTGTGTTGAGTAAATTTTTCATAATTATTATTTTAATTTATTTCTGTTATGTTTATACTTATCTGTCTAGCTATATTACCTTTTTCTAAATCGTGTTCATATATATATTCTAATCCTAATTTATAAGCATCATATTCACTCTTAGCCATTTCTACTACTGTCATATCTTTTTCAGTATGATAATAATCATCTTTACTGTGTTGATTGTAAGTGATGTAAATTCTGTAATTTTTCATTTCTTAATTGTATTGATTAATATGAAGCAAAGATAAAACCTTTTTTTGAATTACACAAACTTTTAAACGATTTTTTAAACAAAAATAAGCATTACTAGAGGTAAATTACATAAAAATAAATTAAAATAAATTCAAAAAAGAGTATAAAAAGGTGTTAAAAACTATAAAGTCATCAACAAATTGATTGGTAATTCACCGTTATTTAAGACAACTGAGCAGCCGATTGACTGTTTCTTGAAGTTTTTAGCGTATGCTGCTGCGTATGTTGTAGAATCTACACCACAACCAACTTGCATACCGAATACTTTAAAGCGTTTACCTACGAACCATTGAACATAGGCAAGGGTATGGGTATGACCACAGACTGAAGACATCAGGTTATTCTTAGCTTTAGCTGCTGCTTGACCTCCTTCTCCGTGTTCAAAAAGTACATCATCATATATAACAGATTCGCACCAATTCCAATTAGGAGTTCCTAAGACTTCATTGTAAGACCTTATCCAAGCCGCAGGAATACCTCCTGACATAGCTTTACGGCTTGCCATTCTATCGTGGTTACCTATCATAACATCTGCGTAAGGAAAAGCTTCATACCACTTAGCTATCTTCTTAATAGCAGTTTCAAGCTCTAGTCCTGAAGACATACCATCAGGGTCAGGCTCGTGATAGCTAAAGCCGTGTGCGTCTATGATGTCGCCAATGAAGATAACTTGGTTACAATTATGGATTTTGTATTGTTCTTTGCACCACTCAAGGTAGCCGTCTAAACAGAAAGGTTCGTGCAGGTCGCCAATGACTAGAATATTTCTAACCTCTGACTTCCTCATTTCCTGAATGACTGCTATCTCGTTAGGCTTTAATCTGTATCTATTATTTCTTAGCAACGTCTGCTATTCCTTGTCCAACAATAAGAACTAAGATTGCGTGGTATAACTCTTTTGCTGTATCAGCATCAACTCCTAAGTAAGTTACTAGTGCAGGAATTACTACTGAACTGATTGCGTACCAAAACTTCTTAGACTTTAACATTTGTCCGATAAGGTACTTTGAGAAAAACTTTTTCATATTATTTATTTTTAATTATTAAGTTAATATTTTCGCCGCCTAAATTAATTAATTCTTTGATTAATAAGTCCATAGCTAACGTAGAGTTATTAACAAAGTCCTGTTGGCTACCCAATCCTACTAGAATACATCCGCTTGTATCTTTAGGAAAGTTTCCTCTGTGGAATAATATCCAATCCCTATCAGGAACATCTTGAACTAGCAAATGAATATAATCTCTTGTTGCTGATTCTCTTGGAAGTCTAAGTCTTACCTTGTAGTTACCTACAGGAATACAACTTATATTTTTAAGGTTGTTAAAGTAGGGTCTTTCTAGCGTATCGCAAATTCTTTCACCATTTATAAAGAGTTCACCTAATGTACTATCCTTACTGAATGTATCTCTAATTAATAAAAGGTTTATCATTTTTTTTTATGTTTCCACCACTTATCTATCGTATAAGCTATTGAAACAACTAATAGGATAATCTTTAGAGCTAACTCTATATTAGTGAACGTCGTTACGCTTAATACCGTTGTGTTTAGGACTGCTACTTCTGATATTTCTTGAATTGTTTTTTTTA